AAATTACAATTAAAATATTTTAAGGAAGGAATTGGATTACATATTAAAAAAGTTGGTGTAATAAATTATGATTTGATATTTAGAAGGTCATATTTTAGAGAATTAGAAGATTTTACATTGATGCTTGATGAAAGTTCCATTGTACAAAATACAAAAGCAGAAAGAACAAAATATGTGTTAAAAATGAAACCTAAAAATGTAATTTTGTTATCAGGAACACCATCATCAGGAAAATATGAAAATTTATGGTCACAAATTCATTTATTAGGTTGGAATATATCAGAACAATTATACAACAAACAATATGTGAATTGGAAAAAACAAAATCTAGGTGGTACACCATTTTGGTATGTGGACAAAAAAGAACCATATAAAAATGTTGATAGATTGAAAGAAAAATTAAGACAACATGGTGCAGTATTTATGAAAACAGAAGAATGCTTTGATTTACCTGAACAAATAGAAATTCCAATAAATATTCCTACATCAAAAGAATATAGAAAATTTATGAAAAACTCAATAATAGTATTTGATACCTTAAATTATAAAGAATTTGAAGGCCATTCGGATTGGGAAGGTGAAGATATAACACCAAGAATTGAATTAGTTGGAGATACACCACTTACAAAAAGATTATATGCAAGACAGTTATGTGGTCAATATAATAAACAAAAATTTCAAGCATTTAAAGAATTATTAGAATCAACTAATGATAGATTAATTGTTTTTTACAATTATAATGAAGAACTTAAAAAATTAAAAAACATAGTTAAGCAATATAAAAAACCACTTTCAATTGTAAATGGAGAAACGAAAGATTTAACAGCATATGAAAATGAAGATAATTCAGTTACATTAATACAATATCAAGCAGGTTCAATGGGGTTAAATCTTCAAAAAGCTAACAAAATTGTTTATTTTACTTTAACAGATAAATCTGAATTGTTTGAACAAAGCAAAAAAAGAATACACAGAATTGGTCAAAATCAAAATTGTTTTTATTATTTAATGATTTGTAAAAATAGCATTGAAGAAGCAATTTATGAAACATTACAAAAACGAAAAGACTTTAATGATGAATTGTTTAAACAATATGAAATTTTAGAAATAGAAAGGGGGGAATAAAATGGGAATCAAATGTAAACAAGCTGGTTGTCCATTTGAATATGAACATTGCTGTATAGAATGTGAAGAATTAGAACATTGTACATCATCTTGTAATTTAAAACCAAATTCTTGTGGAAATTCAGAAATGAATGGTGAAACAAGTTTACAAGTTTTTGAAAATGCAAATATAGAAATTATAAATACTATTGCACAAATTTCAATTGCAAAAAAACAGATAGAAGAACAAGAAAAAACAATGAAAGAAAAACTACTTGAAGCAATGGAAAAATATGGTGTTATAAAATTTGATAATGACATAATGAAAATTACTTATTTTGCACCTTCAACTTCAACATCAATAGATAGTACAAGATTAAAAAAAGAACAACCTGATATTGCAAAAGAATATTCAAAAACTTCAAATAAAAAATCTTATATAAAAATTGAAGTGAAAGCAGGTGATAAATAATGGCAACAGAAAAACAATTTGAAAATAAGGTTAAAAAATTTCTTGAAAATGAAAAATGTTGGTTCATCAAATATTGGGGTGGTGCAGCATATACCAAAAGTGGAATACCTGATTTATTAATTTGTTGTAATGGTTATTTTCTAGGTATTGAACTAAAAGGTGAACATGGTAAACCATCAGAATTACAACTTTGGAATATTGAAAAAATAAGACAAGCCAATGGAATTGGTTTTGTATTATATCCAAATCAATTTGAAGAATTTAAAAAATTCATTTTAAAACTAAAAGAAAGACCAACATGTAAACAATTTATTACATATGAAGAACAATTCAAATTTGATAAGGGGGTGAAAAAATAATGCAAATATCCCATTCAAGAATAGAATGTTTTGAAGGTTGTCCATATAGATATAAATTAAGATATATAGATAAATATGAAACCTTGAAACCTGATAATGCAGACAATCCATTGTTTCTTGGAACAGCATTACACACTGGAATTGAAAAAGATGTGAATACAGCTATTAAAGAATATTTTGCACAGTATCCAATTATATCTGATGAACACATTAATGAAGCAATTAAACTTGCATATCAAATTTCAAAGGCTAAAAACATTCTACCACAAGGCGAATATGAAGTTCAAATTAAAGATGAAGATTTTATTGGTTTTATTGATTTATTAGTACCAGTTCAGCATGAATTAACAATGGAAGAAATGGATGAAGTTTGTGATAATTGTGAAAAAAATTGTGATTGTAATTATGCAAATAGTGGAATTGTATGCAAAAAGATGATAAATCAAAAGAATCCAACAAAATATTATGATTTATATGACTTTAAATATTCAAATAATATTTATCATTATAAAGAATCTCCACAATTACATTTATATAAATATTATTTTGAAAAAACACATCCTGGTGAAAAAATAAGAAATATGAAATTTGTAATTGTTCCAAAAGTAGGAATAAGACAAAAGAAAACAGAAACTTTAAATGATTTTAGGCAAAGACTTGATGAAGAATTAAAGAAAACAGAAATTAAATTTTTAAATATTGATTATAACTCTGAATATGTAATTAACTTTTTAACTAAAACAAAAAGAATGTTAGAAGAAACAGAATTTGAAAAAAATGAAGGTTGGTTATGTAGTTGGTGTGAATATCAAGAATATTGTAAGAAAGGATATGATTATTTTATGAATTTACCTGAAAATAAAAGAAGAAATATTGAAAAAATTGAAAAGAAAACAATTTGGTTATATGGTTCACCATTTAGTGGAAAAACAACTTTTGCTAATAAATTTCCTGACCCATTAATGCTTAATACTGATGGAAATATCAAATTTGTTGATGCACCATTTATTCCAATTAAGGATGAAGTAAAAGTCACAGGAAGAATGACACAAAGAAAATTTGCATGGGAAGTATTCAAAGAAGCTATTGCAGAATTAGAAAAGAAAGAAAATACATTCAAAACAATTATAGTTGATTTACTTGAAGATACATATGAATATTGTAGACTTTATATGTATGACCAAATGGGAATTACACATGAAAGTGATGATTCATTTAGAGCATGGGATAAGGTTAGAACTGAATTTTTATCAACATTAAAAAGACTTATGAATTTAGATTATGAAAACATAATTTTAATATCACATGAAGATACATCAAAAGACATTACAAAAAGGGGTGGTGATAAAATTACAGCAATAAAACCAAATCTTCAAGAAAAGGCAGCGAACAAAGTTGCAGGAATGGTTGACATGGTTGCAAGAATAATTGCAGATGATAATAAAAGAACATTATCATTTAAATCAGATGAAGTTGTATTTGGTGGTGGAAGATTAACTACATCAGTAAATGAAATCGATTTAGATTATGACACATTCCTTGAAGTATATGAAGAAGCAAATAAAACAGCAGTAGCAAGATTAAAAGAAGAAGAAAAACCAAAAACAACTTCAAAAGAAGAAAATGAAGAAAAAACAGAAAATGAAGAATCTGAACAACCAAAAACAAGAAACAGAAGAAATAAAAAATCAGAAGAAATGACAACAGAAGAAATGATTGACAATATACCTTTTGCAGAAGATGAAGCAGAGAATAAAGAAGTTGATGCAAGAAATGAAATAGACAAAGAAAATGCAGAAGCGGTTGAAGAAACAACAGAAGAAAAGAAAGAAGAAGCACCAAAGGCAACAAGAACAAGAAAAAGAAGGGGTGAATAAAATATGCCAAGAATTGAAAAATCAGCTCTTGATGAATTAGTTGAAGAATTATTCAAAACATCATCAAAAAGCAAAGAAGAAAAAGAACAAGAAAAGCAAAAAGCTATGCAAGATTTAGCAAAAACAAATAAGGAATTATTTGATGCACATATAAAAGCAGGTTTTACACCTGAACAAGCGATTCAAATAATTTCAGCAGCAAATGGAAGATAAATTTTAAATAAAAGAAAGGTTAAAAGGTGATTATTATGTCAGAAAAAAATATATTTGATAAATGGGATAAAGAAGTTGATGTGGAAGGATTAGCAAAAGATGTTGCAGAAGCAGCAGAAAATGGTGGACAAACTACATATAAAGAAGTGCCACATGGAGAATATGAAGTTGCAATTCAACAAATGGAATTAAAACC